GATTTCGTATTCTGATAGTCCTCTGTTGTAGACTCTAGCTATAGACATAGTACCTTTCCATGATGCGGGAGTGTTGGAATATCTACCTACCCAAAATTTATCACTAACATCCGTTACCGCCCCAGAAATTGTTCGTGTGGAACCCTGATGTGTTCCATTTATAAAAAATCTTAAATCGTTATTTAAACGTCTCATAATTACATGAGTCCACCCATAAGTGGGACCAACAGATGAGTTAATATCAAAATGTCCTGTATTTGTTGTAACATAACCATATATTGTTTGGGGTTGTGAAATGTTTCCGATTACAGCACCTTGACCTCCTCCACTCCAATATCCTTTATTCCCGAGTATACCTCGTTGAATAAGATATTGGTCACTTTTAACCCATATTTCATAAGTAAAATCATTATTAGCTGTAAAAGTTGTTGAAGTTGATACAACGTATTCATCCACCCCATCAAATACAATACTACCACCACCATCTGAACTAAATGTGGGTCCGTTGATTAATGTTCCATTATTTCCACCTGAACTCACATCGTACCACGTTGTTCCACTCCTCGGATAAGATGGTGTAAATCCAGCATCTAAATTAAGAATCAAACCATCGGTAACTAATGGTCCTGGTTCATTATTAATTATAAACCTATCAGATAATGTTGCGTAGTAAGCCAAACATTGAGTGACAGTAGTAAAACTTTGTAATTCTATTTGATTAACAAGGCTAATCAACTGAGTATCGTTATTTGCAACATATATTGAAGGTCCTCCACTAACCTTATTAATATATATCGTATAACCATTTGTTGGCGGTGTTATTCCGTGATAATAACCTGTGGATGATGTGGGTCCTTTACCGACATCACCAACACCTAAATAAAAATTACCAATTTTTAAAGACTCAGATAGTTGACCACCACTATTATATTTTACGGAAATTGCCATATGTTATATAAATATACAAAATAAAAAAAGGAGACCGAAGTCTCCTTTAGGGCCGACCAGATTTAGTCGATTCCACCACCTTGTTTTTCTAAACAAGGAAAACACACACTACGAAAAATCAACACTACTTGACACTCGAAGACCATCAACAAGTTTGTCAACATGTTTTCTCCAATCAAGCCATGCTGGTTTCTCATTATTTTTGAAGTACTCTTCATCGGCAATTATACCGTCCCAACTTAACGCCATTTCAATGAATTCTTCAGTATCTTGTAGTTCTCCGTATTCGTCAATTACTCGACCTGAACGAATAAACTTTAACAACTCTTCTTTGTTTGAGTAGTATTTGTTATTATGGAAATTCCAACAGAACTTCCAACCCATACTTCGTTTACCTAAATGAATGTTAACCTCGTTTAAAAACTCATCCCAAGGATTACACCTATCCCAATCATATTCACTAGACTCATCTTTAATTGTCGCAAATCCACGCCCAATTAGAGATACATCAAACCAGTCTAAACGAGAAACTCTATCACATAACTTTTGATGTCTTTCCATCATTTCTTTAGATGCTGGAATTCTGTAAAAATTTGTTCCCATTTTATTTTAATATTTTATTAGTTAACGTATCGATTAAAACTTCATTTTTTTGTGTTGTATCAATAATAGAGTTATAAAATTCTTTGACTTTTACACCCGCAACAATAAAAGTTATAACCAAAAAAATAAACACCGCTTTAATTATTTTTTTCCAAAACTTAAAAAAAAGATAAATTAGTAATATCACTGATATTAAAACCCCAAATAACATACTATCTATATCCATAATTTAAATTATTTAGTTACCAACGCCTCAATTTTACTTTTCATGTGGTCAGCCAACTCGTACTCATTGGTTGAGGTTACGATGATTGAATCTTCCAAGAAACGAAAAGGAATATTAACCAAGAAATCAGTTCCATTAAAAAAAGTTAAGTTGTTTTTTAATTCTAAACATCCTTGAACCATCTTCAAAAACAATTTGAATTGTATGTTATCAACAAAGGTCTCGTTCAAAAGGGTCCCAAACTTTTCGTTCTCGATACGGATTTTATATACTACTGTGTTCATATGTCTGATTATTTATACAAAGATACAACTATTTTTGGATTCTGCCTAATCCTTCCACCAAATTTTTCAAATTTCCATCAGTTTTGATGTTAACTTTTTCAACAACGAATACAAAAGTATCGTTCTCAGGGTTATGAATGAATCCAACTTTAACACTGGTTTCGTTACCGTTATGGATTGTAAACTTACTATTGTTACGATAATCCGTTTCGATATAGTTCCATGGATATTGTTTACACAATTCTTGGTATGCACGTTTGTTAAGGTTTTTTCGTACTTCTTCTCTTTTTTGAGCATCAAACCTACCATTAATAAATTCGAGAATTTTTTTAGCAACAGTCGCACCATTTTTACAGTAACGACCATCTTCATAATTTATTTGAGTTCTAACTTTATAACCCTCATTACGACTACGGTAAGAGTTTCTCGGAGATACGTAATGTACTGACACATCAATTCTAATACTAGTTCTTGACGTGTTATCAGGAAGTTTACCAGCATAAATGATTTCACAATCATTATATGGTAATTCTAAAACCTCAACAGGAAACTGATTAACATAAACGGTAAACTTTTCGGTTCTTGTTTTTTTAATTAATTCAAAGTCATTTGAAACTTTTTGCATGTGAGAGAAATACAAATCAAAAGCATCTTCTTTTTTCTTGTACTCATCAGAACGACGTTTTATCGCCAATAACATACGATTTTTTTCGTTATCGTAACTTTTTTTAAGAACTTCTTTATTTGTATTGGTTGTGGTCATATTCTCTGTGTTTGTGAATACAAAGATATAAAAAATTACTTAATTTGCCTCATAATTTCTCGTTTAATATCCTTTTCTTTTAAACTTTCCCTCTTATCGTAAAGTTTTTTACCTTTACCCAACACAATTTCCATCTTTAGTAAACCTCTTTCAGTACTAAAAATCTTATAGGGTACCAATGTTAAACCTTTTACCAATTCTTTTTGTAGTTTAACCAACTCTCGTTTCTTCATTAAGAGTTTACGTTCACGAAGTGGTTCGTGAGTATAGGATTGTTTGTATTCAGGAATGTTCATTCCTTTCACAAAAAGTTCACCATTATTAAAATAACAATACGCATCAACCAATGAAACTTTACCACCACGTATTGATTTAACTTCAGAACCCATTAATTGAATCCCAACAGTAAAAGTATCCTCGAAGAAATATTCGTGACTCACTTTACGATTTACTATGTTGACTTTGGATTTCATAATGCAAATATAGTAAAAAAATAAAAAACCCCAAAAAGTTTCTACACTTTTTAGGGTTTAAAGTTTTCCAACCATTAAAGAAAGGGGGTTTGGCTGTGTATCACATAAATATTCTGTTTTTTTGAAAAGTCTACTTTTGGGTTAAAATTTTCACAATTAATTTGTAAAGTTGGTCATTTTTATCCTCTATTGGTAAATTTTCTAAATTAAAATAACCGCATTCCGTATGTTCTTCACCGTCAGATGCATTTTTTAAATCAGGGTTAATCCTTTTGTCCGTGTCCATTTGAAACACATACATTAACCCTTTATTGTATGAGCCATCCCTATTACTTCTAGTGACAAAACCAACCAAACTTAACTTGTTTTCTAACTTGAGATTAGTTTCTTCGTAAAACTCTCGTTTTGCACCATTCATTGGTGATTCACCATCTTCTAATTTACCCGCAGGTATGGACCAAACACCTGGTAAAATTCCCTCGTTGTTTCTTTTACATAATAAAACACTATCATTATGCTTAACAAGAACACCAACATATCTTTTAACTATTTTCATTCTTTTTGATATTTATGTTTATGATAATAAATATAAATAATAACTCATTTAAAGTAAAATCTGTTTTTACCGAAAAAGATGTACAAACAGGGATGATGGGTAGAAAATTTAATTCTACCTTTAATGGTATGTTATTTTTAATGGATAAAGGTACCCACTGTTTTTGGATGAAGAATTGTATAATACCTTTAGATATTATTTTTATTAAATCAGACAAAATTTCCAAAATACACCATAACTGCAAACCTTGTATGGATAGTGAATGTGAAAATTATTGTGGAAACGGTGATTTAGTTTTGGAATTAGAGGGTGGTACCTGTAAAGATTTAGGTATAAAAGAAGGTGATACTTTATATTTTAACCTTCATTAATCTTATCCTGTAATACTTTAACAAACTCGTTTTGAATCATTTTCGTAAATTTTACGTATGGTGAGTCATCACTTTCGGGGTTGTATTTATATTTACCTTCAGGTGGTCTTTTAGACCTTCCTAAATACCCAAGTCCTGATATATTAGTAATACACTTATGTCCACCACTATTTGACTGTATTAAGTCCCAAGCATTGATTGTTACTTTGTCCAAGATTTCTTTTTCATCTTCACTTAAATCGGTAAATGGTTTATCCATAATTTTACCAATATGAGTTAAAATCTCTTTACCATTATCGATGGTTTTAAAACTATTACCATATAAGGCAACAAAATCTTTAAATGTAAATCCAACCGACATTTCACCAAAACCTTTTGATGATTCAGAAATCCATTTAATTGTTGAAAGTGGTATTTGTCTATCTTTTAATTGTGATTCCCATTTACCCAAAACTTCTTGCGCAATTTCACCTAAATTAACACCTTTTAATTCTCTTTCTTTTTTAAATGGGTTACAAGACGCTTGTACCAAACCTAATGGCCAAGCGATAACTAAAAAGTCAGCGTCTGGGTTATTTTTATAAGGTGTATATCTATCGTAAGAACCTGGTTTCATCATAGAACCACCACCATATTGTACAATAATATTTCCTACGACATTTACATTAGGGTGTGACTTCATTTGTTCAATATACCCCTCTCTATATTTTTGTAATTCTTCAACATCCGCATAACCTTTTTCAATCATAATTCTTTTGATATTCATTACAATATTCAAAAGTGATGGTGTTGACTTCATAACCAACTCTTCAAGAAACCCTGGTTTGTTTTTAAATGCTAATAATAGTTTGTTGGTTACTAAACCTAATGCCATTTTGTTTTTAGTGACAGGTGAGTTTTTGTCTAATTTAAATAAATAATTAATTACTTCATCAACACTAACGTCATTTGCCGCATAATTAGCAGAGTCTACCATGGATATTAATTGTATATCTTCAGGGCTAAAAATATCTTTTGGTGAAACAACTTGGGATATTGTCTCGACATTTGAACGTGACGCTCTAAAAGAGGTTGACTTAGTGTCTTCAGCACCAGCTTGTCTATCATGATGGTCAGTATGAATAACAAACATTGGTTTACCATGTGCAAAGTCAACTAACACAGGCATTATATCTCCTTTAGCATCGTTCTTTTTTATAGCAAACTCTTTATCGCCGTATTGGATGACGTGAGCGTCGACTACTTTGATTCCATTATCTTCAAGATATTTTTTCATAGCTAAAGCGGTTGTTACTCCATCCAAGTCTTGGTGAAAATATATTTCCGCTTTTGGGTATCTTTTAGCTAATTTGTTAATATCTCTTAACCCACTTTCTTTTAATAATTTCATTAAACAACAAATTTTGCGGGTCCACCTAACAATGAACCAATTAATGACATAGCTGAGTCTTGTTTAACTCCTTTACCAATTGACTGACCAGCTCGGTCAGTTAAACTTTGGTCTGTTTGAGTGGGTATCGAACCGCCCATTTCATCGTTCCATAATTGTTGTGCTTGTTGTGTTTTTAGATATTCTTGGTACTTTTCATCAGCATTTGGTACTGAAGTTAATAACTCATCAGGACCAACAAAATTACCTAACCCTAACCAATCTAAAAACCCTAAGTAAAATTTACTTCTTCTCATCAATGACCTTGTCGCGGGATTTCCACCAAAAATTCTTGGTACACCAGCAGCAAATTTTTGTCCTAAAGTAGCGTCTGATTTCATAAACTTAAGCCAAGAATTACCAACATCTTTATAACCTCTAAACATTTTACCTTGGTCTTTAGCCATTTGTTTTAATAAAGTTTCTTTTTCAAGTGCAGTTAATCCTTTTTCTACATTCACTAATTTACCACCTTTCACAACTTCAGATGGTAATTTTAACTCTTTACTAGCCTTTGAAAATATATTTACATATTCTTCTACTGACCTAACTAGTCCTCTACCTAATCCAGGTACTCTTCCTATAGAATTTTTAAGTAGGTCAACTAATTTGCCACCCCAACTTGGTGCCTTTTCAACCATTTTAGCGATAGGACCACCAGCAACTTTGGCGGTTTCCGCAATTTTAGCCGCGTCACCCGCTAATGCCGCCGATTTAAACGCTTTAGTGGCTCCTCCACCAATTTTTAACACCCCAACAACAGGTTTTGCAACAACATCACCAAGATAAGGAATTACAGAAACCCAAGATAAAATTGCAAATAATTTATCACCTTGTCTCCAATAACTAATACCGTTAACTAAATCAACAACCCCCGTTGGGTCAAATATACCAACAATATCCCCAACAGTATTATACCATTTAGACTCATTAATTAATTTTGATTTTTTAGGATAAATGGTTTTTAACATTTCCACAACAATTCTTTTGTCCTTATTAGATAGTTTCTCCCACTTTTCAGACAATATGTTGTTAAATTCCTCCCTATATATTTCAATTATCTTATTTTTTAATTCGTTTTCTTTTAATAAAGTTGCCATACGATATTTTTTATTATAAATATCACGAAAATAAAAAAGAGGACTTTATTTGTCCTCTTCTGTGAATTCAATCTTAACTTGTTTTTTCTCGTTAACAAAATGTTGGACTCGAGCTCTCGCAATTTCTACGTAATTTGGTGATAATTCTATTCCCAACCATCTACGGTCTAAGGTTTCCGCAGCAACCAAACTAGTACCAGAACCCGCGAACGGGTCTAAAACAACATCATTTTTATATGTTAATATTTTGATTGCCTTTGTTGGGATGTCCATTGAGAAAGTTGCCTTAGTTAAAGTCTTCGTGTCTGCAAAATAATTCCATTGTCCAAACACCAAATCAATGAACTCTCGTTTCTGTGCTTCTGTATAGAATGTTTTGTTTCTCATATTACCATTCTTATCTTCAACCTCACCAAGTTCACCAACCCATTCAGGTGTTCCTTTCACTTTCTTAATATGATTCTTTTTATATGCTAATACAACACATTCTTTTGGATTATAAATATATGGTGCTGATGGACTCATCCAAGAACCCCAAGCCGTAGTACGACTTCTGTGTGGCGATTCTTCTTCAAGGTCAATAATCCCGAAGAACTTATATCCAATTTTCTTCATAATCTGCCAAACCTCACTAACTATGAAGACACGACCACCTTTGGCTTGTCGGTTAATCTCGTAAGGAATGTTTAAGGCGATACGTCCATCGTCTTTTAAAACTCTAAAGGCTTCACTCATCCACTTTTCAGTAAACTCAAAATATTCTTCAACCAACATATCATCTTGGTGAACATCGTAATCAATTCCAACTCCGTATGGTGGTGATGTAACAATAAGGTCAACACTTCCCTCAGGGAGTGTTTTCATAACCTCAATACAATCCCCATTAATAATTTTACCAGTCTCTATCATATAATATTTTTAAAAAGTATAGATGATTTTTTACTTAGATTCAACCATGCCATAGGCATCACAATCAATTTTTTCAGTTGACTTACAACCAACCAATGACATTATAAAAAGAATACCAAACAAAATGGTTAGTATTAACATTGAGTAAAACCCAACCTTATGTGAGAAATCAACTTGTTGTTTTGACTTACCTTGCCAGTCCTCTCTATTCCATTCCATTTTATTCATTTTTTAACATGTTCTAATTGGTCTTCGTTGAAAATGTGTAATAATCCATATTCATCCATTTCACCAACCACTCTGATATCACCTTTAATTGTTTTAAAGACCCCAACAATTGTACATGGAAACGAATACCCCTTTGGTTTAACCGCTTTATCACCAACCTTAAATTTTGACTCTTTTGTAATACCCATATCACCGTCAGACAATTGTGGGTCATCCCATAATTCTTTATTTTCCATTTTCTATAAGTTGAATTTTTCTTTCTATGTACCAAATAGCCTTTTTTAAGTCTTGTATTTCTTTATCACTACCTTTTTTACCAGCTCTAGCAATATACTTATAAGCATTACCAAGATGGAAATCCAAATTTGTCGCCTCAATAACTTTAATTACTTCATATACATTACCTTCACCGCCATAATGTTGTGGGTGGTTCACTTGTTCATTTATATTTGAATTACATTGACAGGGTCCTTTACCCTCACATACACAACCCATCTCCATATTAATTTTTATTATTTTCAAACTTTATCTCGGTAGAATCAATATTAGATTTAGAATTCATCATTTCTTTAGTCAATTCATAATTATCTTCATCCCTGTACTCCTTTAAAAGTTCTTCAGGATTTAAAAACCCATTATATTTTGAAGCAATCTCATCAAAATTTTTTGTACTGACGTTTGTATACATATTATGGTGAGCAACTGATAATTCGTCAGCCATTTCTAAACTAATAATAATTTCTTTAATTATTTCATATGGGTCAGCATTTGAAGCGGGTCTTCTGTCTTCTAAATAACCTTTCCATTCTTTTGCAGTATTCCTTGGGACTCTAATTGACGCACCCCTGTCGGCAATACCCCAACTAAATTTATCTATTGATTGAGTTTCGTGTTTACCAGTTAACCTCATATCATTATCAGACCCGTACACTTTAATATGAGCGTCTTTTCTTGTTTCAAAAGATTGGAATATTGCTTTAAAGTAGTCTTCCCCACCTTTTTCTCTCATTTTTTCAGTCGAGAAGTTGGTATGTAATCCTGAACCATTCCAATCCGCATATTTACCAAATGGTTTTGGGTGGTATTCAATTTGGTACCCATATTGTTCGGATAATTTTTCCATAAAATATCTAGACACCCATAAATCATCACCAGCCTTTTTACTTCCCATAGAAAATACTTGATATTCCCATTGTCCTAAAGCAACCTCAGCGTTGATTCCAGTTATGTTAATACCATAATTCAAACACATTTCTAAGTGTTTTTCAACAAAATCTCTACCAACAACATTTGTACCCACACCACAATAGAACTTACCTTGAGGTTCAGAATTAAATGTGTGACCTAAAATAACACCTTGTTTCCCTTCTTTAATAAAATATTCTTGTTCAAATCCAAACCAAATGTCTGAATCATCATTAATAACAGCTCTACGATTTGATGGGTGTGGAGTTCCATCAGGATTCATTACTTCACAAAAAACATAAATCCTATCTAAATTGTCATTTCTATAAATTCTGACAGGTTTTAAAATACAGTCAGAATCGTGACCTTCAGCTTGTTGTGTTGACGAACCATCAAAATTCCACTCTGGTATATTCTCCAATAACGATTTAATATCTTTAAAAAAAATATTTTTATCTACAACTTTAATTTTACTCCTTAAATTTGGTTCTGGTGTATAACCATCAAGCCAAATATATTCTAATTTTATCATAATTTTGAAATATAATATTTACCTATTTTAATTGTTTTTATTTTTCCAATTCTTTCTAAAAAACTTTGTGTTGTTGTGATTTTTAATCCACATTTATTCTCACCAAATTTAATATATGACATATTTTCATTATAACCAATAAGAATATGGTAATCACCTAATGTAATTATTTTTTGCGTACCTAACCCATCAATCTTGAATCTTCGATACTTTAACCACGTAGTATCCTTCCGATATTTGGCTTTCTTCAATTTGGTTTTCATTTACTAGTATATTTAAAATTTTTTGTGTCTCTTCAACACTTTCTCTCAAAATATATTTTGAGATGTATGAAATATGCACAGGTTGTCTTAATTTAGACATTAATAGTTTATTCTGTTTTGGTGTCATACTTTTCATTTAGTTTATTTTTAATCTCATCATCAGTTAAACCTTTATCATACCAATGATATACATCTGACGCTAAACCATCCATAAAAATGAAAGCGTCGGCTCTAAATAACTCATCAAGAGACCTACCTTCATTAAGGTATCTATTGATTGTATCCATACTAACAAATCTTTTGTGAAATCCCATAACCTAAATTTAAGAAATAAATTTTTTAGTTTCAATAGTTTTTACCCTACTTTGTTGATTAATAAACGACATAATTTTTCTTTTTGAGATTGGTAATAAAGTTTCGTCTATTGGAAATATATCTTTACACTCAATTTCAAATATTGGGTAAGTACTTTCATTATTCTTTTCGTAAGTTTTAGAAACTTTGGAGATAATTTCGTGAATCGATAAATCATTTTCCTCACCAAAATAAACTAACTTTGTGGTTGTTCTATTTTGGTTTTTAGTTTTATAAACTTTAGTTATTTTATAATTCCAAATATACAAACCACCTTCACTGCGGTAATAAAAAAATCCAGACTTACTTTTAATATTATTTTTATTCTTCTTTAATACAACATCAACAGCATTATAAAC